AGCAACTAGACTCTTTTTACCTTCCAAAGTGGAAGAGAAGAGGTCTTTACGACCTGTCCTCATCATAAGACGAGGTCGGGGATAATCCCCGTGTAGTAGGTTTAAATGACCTAATTTCTTTGAGTTTTCCCAAAACTCCCATCTATTCGATGGTATCCTAATCGGAAATTCCGAAAAATCGACATACTTAGCAGTATACGTCTCATCCTCTGAGACTTTAAGTCCAGCTTTACGGACTTGAGGAAGACATTCCTCTGGTCTTGTTGACCAAACGACAATATTGTCACCGCATATAGCGGCAGCCAGGACGCCTGGCATCCTTTTAACAGCTTTTAGGCTGACAAGACTTAAAAATGTCTTGGTTAATGGGTCGCCCATAAGGCACCCTATAGCCTTAATAAAGGTCTTACCGTTCCAATGGAACTTCCTAGCACAAATTAATATGCTAACCAATAAATTGGTAAGCGCTCTTGGAAAGCGCATATAATCTAAGAAACTTAGTAAGACATCAGCAATGTCTTTAGGATCTGCATAATCCGTAGCCGTCTCAAAATCAGACGTAAAAAGTATAATATACTTACCGCTTACTATAGCGTCATGAATATGATCATATTCAGTAATGTTTTTAACAAATGACCATGAAGGTCGACCGGCCTGAAAGCCGTAACGTAAAAGTTTATTTTCTTCTAACTTGAAGATTGTCATTTTTGACACAGGTTGCAAAGCTTGTGCAACAACGAAACTACCATTGGTAACTATTCTGGATTTACCTCCAACTTCTGGAACAGAAGTGATGTTAACATCTAACCACTTTTCGGGGTCATCAAGAAAATCTTGAATTATAATATTATAAACTCTATCACCGATAGATATGGGCCTAGAAGAAGGGCCAAAGTCGTCAAGACTAATCCATTTTTCATGGGTTTTTTCTCTATTGAAATATTCCCGCAATAAAACGGGTTTACCGCCATGTGCGGTGGGGACTTCATAACATGAAGTATCGCTATAATTTAGCATCCCATGATCTAGATGGGTATCGGGAAAGCATTCTTTCCATAAGTGATAATTTTCACTGTACGCCGAAGAGGCGCGTGACTTCTCTAAGAAGTCTTTACACTCTGAAAATTTAAGTGGAACTCCGTTAGTAACGGTAGAAATAAATTTCTTTATGGAGTCAGTCTCCATTTGCTTGTTAGGCCAAGAAACACATCTTGTGTTTGTTAAGCACGATATTCGTGACATGAACTCTATAGAGTCCTTAGGTATAACTTTAGAAATAATTCTATAAGCATCAATTAGATGACATTGATCATAACGATCACTAAGATTGAGATAATCTTCCTTTTGATAGGTCTCTCTTCTGAGATTTCTGCAATATTTTTTGCTGGACTTTATGAAAGGTCCGTACCTATTAACTAGGTTGAGTATAATACTCTTTCTCCACTTATCTATAAGGTGGAAAGGGATTTCACATCCTTGAGTTGACATAATCAACTTTGACATAATACCGTCATATGAGTCAACGACTCTAAAGAGCACGCTCTTATAAACAGAAGGATTCTGTATTTTCTCCAGTGCATGGAACCAACTATACTTTATATAGCCATACTTAGAAAGAACTCTAAGATCTTTCCTACTAGTAGGATTGACCACATAATGGTCATTAATGACATTTAAGTCACTTCTATAACAGAAGTTTTGCCTCTTTTTATCGAGGGAGACGCGAACGTCTTGATTAAATACCACACTCGAGGTGGGCACGGGCATAAAACACCCGACACTGTCCCTAGGGACATTCCTTTTCAGGAAATATTTTTAAGATTTTCATTAAAATATTTTATTTAATAGGAGTCATCTATAACGACCATGTATTTAATTTACATTTGAAAGGAAATATTGAGGACAATAACTACCT